AAATTTTACAGTCAATTGATGAGATGGTGAAATCAAGTAATCCAACAAAGATATTTGAAAAATATAAACCATTATATATGAAATTAAGTAATATGTCAATTAAAACTGATGTTAAAAATCACGATTTTTTTTAAAGAAAGAGGAAAGTTAAATGCAGAAAAATAAATTAGATACGTTCATTCAAAAATATAATTTGGGTGGAACTATAAATAGTGTAAAATGGATGTCAGATGGGTCCAGATTGATAACCAAATTTATGAGTGAAGACAAGTCATTGATGGGGAAAGTATGTTTAGATAATTTTAAATTTGATCCCGTGGAGATAGGGATATATCAAACTGATCAATTGAAATCATTATTGGGAGTATTGGGGGATGATATAAATTTAACATTAGTTAAAGTTGACGATAAACCAGTAGCACTTAAAATAAAGCATAAATCAACTTCAATAGATTATATGTTAACTGATACTGATATAATAGATGATCCACCTAATATGAAACAGATTCCAAACTTTGAAACAAAAATTAAATTAAATAGTGATTTTATTTCTACATTCATTAAAGGCAAAAATGCATTATCTGATGTAAATACATGTACACTTATTGATAATACTGATACTAAAAGTGTTGATGTTGTTATTGGATTCTCATCTATTAATACTAATCGAATTAATATTGCTACTGAAACATTAATTAATGGAATTGATGATAATATATCGTTTAATGCTAATTTATTTAAAGAAATATTAATAGCAAATAAGGAATGTAAATCAGCCATTTTGGAAATATCAAATAAGGGATTATTAAAAATTCAATTTAAAACTGATGATTATACATCTAATTATATGGTAGTTGCTACTCAAAATATAGGATAATGTAATGAATAATGATGATAAACAATCATTTATTATCCACAATGGTAATTGTTTGGATGTTATGAAAACTATGGAGGATAATTCAGTGGATTCCATTGTAACTGATCCACCATATGGATTGGTTGGAGTTTCACGAAATGGTAGTAGCCAACCTGGAGATTTAGAAACTCCATATGGTAGAAGTGGGCCAAGCAAGAAACGAGGATTTATGGGGTTTGAATGGGATGGACAAATACCTTCAGTTGAAATATGGAAAGAATGTTTGAGAGTGTTAAAACCTGGAGGTCATTTATTATCATTCGCTGGAACTAGAACACAACATAGAATGGCAGTAAATATTGAAGATGCTGGATTTGAAATTAGAGATATGATTTCATGGGTGTATGGTAGTGGATTTCCTAAGAGTCATAATATAAGTAAAGCAATTGATAAAATGGCTGGAGTAAAAAGAGAAGTTATTGGTCAAAATCAAGTTATTTTAAATAAACAAAAGAAAGAGTTTGAGTGTGGTATTCGTAATGTGAAATCTGTCATGAATAAAGGAGCACCAGAAAGGAATAATGGATTTGTAACATTATCTGCTGATATTACTAAACCAGCTACTCCAAACGCAATCCAATGGGAAGGTTGGGGTACTGCATTAAAACCAGCATTTGAACCAATTACAGTAGCAAGAAAACCAGTATCAGAAAAGACTATTGCAAAGAATGTATTAAAACATGGTACAGGTGGGATTAATATTGATGGGTGTAGGATTGAATTAAATGGTGATTATAAATGTAAAGCTAACGGGAGACCGTCACAAACTGGGTTATCTGATAATTATAATTCAGAACAAGCAAATCAACAAGATACAAAAGGTAGATTTCCAGCTAATTTTATTCATGATGGTAGTGATGAAGTTGAAGAATTGTTCCCTAATACGAAAAGTGGTGCGATAAAAAAAGGAACGTTAGCTGGCACAAATAATAATTTATATGGTGCTTATAAAGGATATAAAAGTGAAGAATTTAAAAAGAGTGAAGGTTCAGCATCAAGATTTTTCTATTGTGCAAAAACTAGTAAAACAGATAGAAATGAAGGATTGGATGATCAATTAAATAATCATCCTACGGTTAAACCAACTAAACTTATGCAATATCTTGTAAGATTAGTAACTCAGCCAAATGGTATTGTATTGGACCCATTTATGGGAAGTGGATCAACTGGTAAGGCATGTAAATTGGAAGGATTCAACTTCATTGGTATTGATTTAGATGAAAATTATTGTGAAATTGCTGAAGCTAGAATAAAATTAGCAGAAATATCATATAAAAATGAAGAAATAAAAAAACAAAATACATTAGAAAGGTTTATGTAAAAATGAATAATAATAATAACAATAACGATCATACATTATGGGCTGAAAAATATAGACCTGTTAACTTGGATACTTACATTGGTAATCAACATTTGAAAGATAAAGTAACTAGATATATTAAGAGTGGAGATGTTCCACATTTATTACTATATGGTGTGGCTGGTACTGGTAAAACAACATTAGCTAAAATCATTGCAAATTGTATTGCATGTGATAAGTTATATATAAATGCAAGTGATGAAAATAATGTTGATAATGTTCGAACTAAAATAAAGAACTTTGCATCGACTATTGGATTTCAAGATTTGAAAATTGTTATATTAGATGAAAGTGATTTTCTTACACCAAATGCACAAGCGGCATTAAGAAATCTAATGGAAACATTTTCTAAACATTGTAGATTTATATTAACATGCAATTATGTTGAACGCATAATTGATCCAATACAATCCAGATGTCAATCTTATAAAATCATACCACCATCAAAACGAGATGTTGGAATGCATATGGTTAAAATGTTAGATGCTGAAGGTGTTAAATATGAGATGGGTGATATTGCAGAAATAATACATGTGAGTTATCCTGATATTCGTAGAGTGATAAACTCAACACAACGACAAGTAATAGATGGTGGGTTAATTATAGATAAAACATCAATCATTCAAAATGATTATAAAAATAAGCTATTAGATTTGATTAAATCAAATGCAAAACTATCAGAAATACGACAATTGATTGTTGATACCAATCTATCAGATTATACAGATTTATATAGATTCTTATATGACAAGTTAGATGAGTTTTCAAATGGTCAGGATGTTGGTTGCATATTAGCATTAGCAGATGGTCAATATCATGATAGTTTTGTAGCTGATCATGAAATTAATTTTATGGCAACGATGGTGAAGTTGTTAGAAGTTATTAGGATTTAATGTGAGCCCATTTGATTGGATCAATCAGATATTGGTGTATAGAAAACCGTGGGAATCGTTCTCTGAAGCAGAACAGAAATCATTCTCATCATATATGGTGAATAGAATATTATCTATGGATATGGAATTCTTAGATATAGTGAATTTATTTCAAAAATATGCAATTGGTACACTTGAACGTAGAGAAGTGTATAAATGGTATTGTGCTGTATTACCAACAGGTAAAAGGTACAATAAATATATAAAAAGAAAAAATGAAAATAAATACCCAAAATGGTTAGTTGAATTGTTGACAAAGCATTATGAATTGGGTAGTAATGATGTTATTGATTATTTAGATATATTATATAAGACTATTGATGGTAAATGTGTCCTTAAGGATATACTTATTAGATATGGTACAGACTCTAAAAAGATTAAAACATTAAAACTGGAGAATAAATAATGGAATGTAATAATTGTGGAAAACCTAAAGCTAGAAATGGTTATAAAGTAAATGGTGATCAGCGATATAAATGTACACATTGTAGTGTAGAAAAATATGATGATAATGAGATGGATATTGATATGGATGAAATAACAGATGTCAATGTGAAACTACATAAGAAGATACAAAAACTGACGGATACCCAACGTATTGAGAGAAAAGCTGTAAGGGATTATGTTAGACAAGAGAATGCATTAGTTGAGTTAAATAATGAGTTGGTTAAGGTGATATCTGATAATTCATTGTCAAAAGTAACAAAAGTTCGCAGTGCTAAACGTGCAAAGGTGACTGGTATAATACAAGTAACCGATGTACATTTCAATGAATTAGTACATGCTTGTGGTGATGGAAGTAATTCCTACGACTTTAAAGTAGCCGCTAAGAGGTTTAAATTGTATATTGATGAATCAGTTCGATATTTAAAGTTTATAGGCGTTAAGGCTGTGTTATTGGCGTTTACTGGTGATCTATTAACATCAGATAGAAGAATGGATGAGATATTACATTTGGCAACAAATAGAAGTAAAGCCATATTTCTATCAGTGGACATATTACAACAAGTGATATTGGATTTAAATAAAGAATTTAATGTAACAGTTGCATATGTAACTGGTAATGAAGGTAGAACACATGATGATAATTCATTTAGTGAAATAATGGCATCTGATAATTATGATTGGGTTATATGTAATACGTTATCATTATTATTTAAGGGTTCGAAGGGTGTTAAATTTGTAACT